GAACAGTCCGTCATCTGTTGAATGGTCAGGAAACCGTCCTGATTCGTCAGGTGTGTAGACGTGTTCAGTCTGCGACATCATCAACGGATCATGAATCTTTATGTCAATAATTACTTTGTAAATCGTCGAATATCCTGATTCGTGTTTCTCTTTGTTTGCGGATTCGAATTCTTGAAACAGAACCATGTTTCGCGGAATCTCGATTGAACAACCATCAGGAAGAACTTTATCAGATATTAAATAAAATAGCATTTTTTCACGGATTCGTTTCAAAAATAACAAAATTATTATTATTTTCCTAAAAATTTACTATTCAATAAAAAATTAAAACATGAAAAAGGGAATTGAGAACTTAAAAAAGGTTGTGTTGTGGCATACTGAATTGATTAATGAAATCGAGTCAGTCGTCGAACGTAAGAAAGGAAAAAAAATCACCGGATGGATTGCGTTGCGTTTTCTGAACAACGTGTTTGATGCCGTTCCGATTATTATGAACTATCAAGAGGTAGGAAAGGAATTCGAAGACTTGGACGATTCAGAAAAACAGGAGTTGAATCTGTTGATTAAGTCAAACATGAACCTGAAGGACGACGTCACCGAGGAATTTGTCGAAAGGATTTTTTATCTTATTATCGAGATTGGAGACACAATTGACTTTTACATTCAAGGAAAGAAATAGCATTCAACTATTTATTTGTGGTTTTGGGATTTTTGAATCCGCGTCGTGATTGTCGCGGATTCTTTTTTGTCTATAGGTCATCATCAGGAACGGACGCGTTGAATTCGTCCTGTGTTGATTTTGTCAGTTTGACGATGTTGTCACATTGTTTTTTGAATTCGTCGATTGCGTTGTTCAATAGTTCGATGCGTTCAGATTGTTGTTTTATCTTCCTTTGCATTTCGTCGAGTCCGTTGTTTATCTCTTCATTCGTCATATTTTGCCGATTTTAGACATCTTTATGATGTTGTCGTGTGTTTCGTTGTCTAATCTTAAGAACTTCCTTAATTCGCTATTTATCGCAGTCCTATCATTCCGGAGTTGTTTCAATGCGGACAGTCTGACGTCGTTGTCAGGATTCAGTTGTTTTGTGTTGTTGATTTTGGACGGTTTGATTTCGTGTCTCATGTTGTTGTTTTTAATGGAGCAGAAAAAAAAGACGGGAGATATATCTGATTTAGTCACATCTAAACATTTTTAACTGTTAAGTTTATAAAATGAAAATAAATGAATTCCCGTCTTTGTGTGTAATATACAAAAAAAAAGACAATCACGTGAATGATTGCCTGATTGATTTGTCTGTCGTTATTAATTGAATGGAACGCGAAATACTTTAAAGCTATTTATACGCCACGGACGGATTGAATTCGTGTTCTCGATTTCGGTTTGAAAATCTGATTTGTCGAGTTCTGTCGCGGATCCTGTTTCCATTCCTTCGAAATATTCATCAATCAGATACGCGTTTTCCTGTGCATATATTTCTGCATCTGATTCGTCTTTTGCGATTACTAAAGCGAAAGGTTTGAATTCTGTGTCTGTTTCTGTTTTGATAATTTTCATGATGTTGTTGTTTTAAATGTGAAATTATATTGTTCTTGAATTTGTTGTTTGTTCTGATAATACTCCGCGACATCAATTTGATATTCGTCCGCGTCGATAGGATAAACTGTCCACAATTTTATACTTCTGTCGTAAAAATATAAGAAATCTTTGAATCCGGTGTGAACGTTTCCGGTGTGTTCCTTTCCTTTGTGAATGTATGAAATCATGATGTTGTTGTTGAAAGTTAAAAATCGGAGGACTCGCGTCCTCCTTGTGATTGGTTTATTTTATTGTATTTAATTCGATGACTTGTTTCGGCATACAATAAGCAATTTTTTTGCCGTTTTTCGTTGTTGTTCCTCTGTATGAATTGACATCCTGTCCTTTCTCGCAAAACCAATCTTTCCCATCGGAAACAGATATAAATTCTACATTGTAAAGTGTTATTATATCATAAACATATTGATTTGATTTTCTGTCTTTTCTTGGAATTGCTGATTTGAATGTTAATGTTTTCATGTCGGTGTTGTTGTTTGATTAAAAATTATTTAATTACTTCGTTGTTGACAATTCAAATATCACTTTTCTTTCTCATTCGTGCAAGCTTTCACACGAATAAAGATAAAAAAACATCAAAATCAGCTACTTTTTAACATTTCCTTAACATTTGACGTCGTTTTTTTGCTCAAAAAGTGATTTTTTTGAACTCCGTCGTGTCGAATATCAAAATCATCTCCCTGTCGTTAGTACTTCCGTTTCTCGGTTCCTTCCGTCCTGACCAACAAAACCGACCTTTCAGGTTGCGGAGTTCTTCGAACCTGATGCCGTCGTGATATGCAAACAGAATATAGGACGCATTGAATCCGTTCTGATTTACTGATTTTTGCATTTTCTCGACTTTCATGACCGACACGACCGGAACATGATTTGAATCGACAGAATGACCGTTCACTCCTTTCACTTCGATTGTGATTCGTTTACCGTTCCGGAGTTGTATCAGATAGTCAAGTTCGAAACGTCCGAGTTTGACGAACGTGCAATTTTCGAATTGATTATATTGGTCGGTCATGTGATGGACGAATCGGAGAACGGTCGCGTCCTCTCTGTCGATGTCTGTCTGTGTTTCGAATATCATGCGATGATTGATTTTTTGATTAATAAAATTGAATACTGAGAATTGACGCGAGATTTAAAATCGTCCTTTTCGTCTCCGTTCACGATGTCGGTCAGCATTGATTTTAATGTCCTTCTTTCTGTCGACTTCAATGTCATGTCCTGAACTCCTGTTCTGATTTGCTTCGTGACGGTTTCCTTTGCTTCGTTGTATATCTCGACTTTCTCATTGCGTGAGAATGTTATCAGTCCGGCATCGACTAAAATCTTTCCCTGAAATGATTTCACTTTCTGTTCGTCGAACTCTCCGGTGTTCTGATATTCGGTTTTCAATGCTCCATATAAATCGACGACGTCCTGAATTGCTTGTCTGTTCTTTTCGTCTGCGTCTGCTTTCCTTTGTCGGTTGTGTTCAATTTCGACTTTCTTGTCGATTCGTGCGATTGCGTTCTGTCTTAATCTGAAATAGGCATTCAGGACGTCACCGAGCATTTGAATTGTAAATTTGCCGTAATATGTCGAAATGTCTGCATTCGTTTTATGTGATGCCGCGAATTCGAATGCCGTTTTGATTTCTGACGGATTGAACATCGGATAGTTCTTCAGGACGAAATTCGCGGATTCAGTCATCAGGATGTTTGTCGTTGTCTTGTCTTGTTTGTCGAAATTTGCGGACGTATACAGAACGACGACGGTGTGAATCATCTGTTTGACGTGAGCGCGACAGATTGCGATCCGTTCAGAATCTTCAGATTGCAATTCCTTCCTGATGGAATTATTTTTGCATCTTATTATTTCGGATAGTTCGGAGTTCTTCAGCAAGGTCTCGTTGGACACGTCTCGCAAAATCTTCATGTATTCCGGTGTTCTGTTGTGTGTTGTTGTTGTAATTTCGTTTTTCATTTTGTTGTTTTTGTTGTTTTTTACAATAGTCGTGTGTAAATATACCTAAATATTCAGATTCTAAACTGAACGCGATTGCACCGATGACGTTCTCGATTCCGTACCTGACGCAATCCTTCGCGAGTGAATTCAGTTTTGTCTCTGTTCCTTTCTTCGTCTTATATCCTTTTTTCATCTGCGTCCGCATTTCGGCAAAGTCGAGAAAGGTCTGTTTCAGGATTGGATTGTTTTCGAACACTTCCGGAAATTTACAATCATGTACTGAAAACTTCTTTCTTTTTTGCGGAATTTTTTCTTTCTCTTTTTTCTGTTCGGTTTTTAATGGAGCAGAATCAGAACAGGAGACAGGAACAGAATCAGAATCTGAATTTCTTTTTATAGTTTTTTTATTATTTATTAATAATGTATTATTAACTTTTGTATTATTATCTTCCGCATTTTCTAAATACCCCCCTTTAGAAAATTTAATACCCCCCTTTAATATTCTTAATACCCGTTTAATAATCTGTTTACCTTCGTAATGATATTGTATTGATATCAGTTTTTTGGATTCAATGCTTTTTATTATCTGCGAACATCTTGATTTTGATACTCCGAAGAACTCCGCGAAATATCCGTTTGACGCGAAACAACCGTCTGAATTATCAAGTGAATCAATCTCAACGAGGAAACACTTTTCAATCAAATTAAGGTCTTTATTTAGCCAAATTTGTGCCGGAATCCAAATTCCTTTAAAATCTCTTTTCATAATATTATAAATTAAAAAAGCCACAAAAAGGATAACAGTTTCGAACGTGTTGACATTAAAAACACGACTGTTTCCTTTTTGTGGCTTTCGCTACAAATATTTAATAATGTCTTTTTTTGCTCAACTTCGACGCACGTGTTCGAATCCGTCCGTCCTGACAAATATACAAAAAATTATTCAATATCTTTCAATTTCTTCTGTTGTTCTTCAATTATTATCTGTTTGAACTCGTCAGACGACTGCGTCCAAGTCTGAACAATGAACTCATGAGACGCGTCGAGGAATTGACCGACTTCCGGAGTCTTCGGTCGTGTCTTGATTGCTCCGATGGACTTGACAAGGAAGTCCGCAATTGTCAATGCTTCGTCTTCTGTTAACTGAATAATCATGTTGTTATTTTTTAAGTGTTTTCAAAATTCTTTCTTTCTTCCTGACTGTCGACATCTTCAGAAATCCGTCTGTGATCCGAACGCGACCGACGACAGTCCGACATCTGTGCGTCTCAGGACATCGAACGACAGACCGGACAATGAACACGTCCGCGTCAATCTCAACACCGTAACCGTCGCGACATAATGCCGTCAGGACGTCGTTGTGTTTCTTGTAGGTGATAAACTTGTCACGGTCGAAAATGTCGTCTCTCCAAATCTTAAAATCATCATAACCGTTTGATGCGAATCCGGATTTTGTGAATGGTTTTCCTGATGAACCTGATTTCATGTCGTTGTTGTTTTGTCAAGTGCGTCAAGTGTTTCAAAAACTTGTTTCTTGATTTCGTCGTTTGAATAAAGAAACAAAGGTATCAAATGCAAATGTGAGAAATCCGGACAATGAACATGAAAATTTCCGTTTTTGTCTGTTCGGAGAACAATCCACGAATCGGATTCAGCTAATTTTTTTGAAATTTGTTTTTGTAGTTTTTTTGTGTTTCTGTTCATGATGTTGTTGTTGTGATTGTTAAAACGATTTCAGTTTAGTGTTTGAAAATTGACTGTTCAGGAATCTTGTCATTCCGCGTTCAGTCTTTGACTTTGTCAATTTTGAATTGAAAAACCAATTGTTTTCAATCATTCACTTTTGTGTTTTTTTCATCATTTCTCTGACTTTTTTCGCAGTCAGGACGGCACACTTCACACGTTTGTCACGGTTCGCAATTATGAACTCCGTGTCTTTTTTCGATGTGTGAAATCCGAACTCTTCGAGAATTGCACCGAATCGACCGGAATTCTGTTCTGTGTCCGTCTGTCTCAGAACTTGGAAATTCGCTTCGAAATCTGAATCTGAATCATCAGACCGTTGTGTCCTGAGATTCCAATCGGTGAAATTGTCAAACACGTTTTTGAAATGTATCTCTGCAATCTTATCGGAAAGTGTGTCGCCTTTCGTCGTGTAGACACAAAATCCGCGCGTCTGTTCGAGTTTGTCCGGACTATTGGACGAACTGATTGCGTTCGAATGAAAGCTTATTAAATAGCCAAAATAATCGCGATTCAGATAATCATTCACCAATCGAGTCCGGACAGACAGAGACGTGTCAACATACGGATGATAAACGCGGACGGACTGAATTCCTTCAGATGTCAATTCCTGAATGAACTGTTCCGCGATGATCCTGTTTTCATGTCCTTCGTAATAATTGCCGTTATCGTGCAAATCAACTCCGTCGTGATATGCTCGTTTTCCTGATGTCGTATAACGACCGGAGTCATCTATTCCACCGTGACCGGCATCGACGAAGACAACAAAACGATTCTTTCCGAACGTCATCAGGTTCGACGATTCCATCATCTGCAAATATTGATTGTTAATCGCGGACATCGTCACACGTCCGACAATTCCGTCCATCTTCAGGTTGTTCACTTCCTGAAAACGGAGAACAATCAGATGTGTGTCCTGACCGAAATGTCCATCAACGACGAGCGCGACGGACATGATTTTGTTCAATTTCCTTTGTAGGTTTTTTACCTTGTTTCCTTTGTCGCCTTTTTTCATAATAAGATTTGTTTTTCTATAAAGATTGGATAATGTTTTGCGAATGGTTGTTCAATGTTGAAACGAAAGAATTCAAGTGCGTCAGTCTGTGACATATTATCACGAATCATCAAAATCTCAATTACTTTATTGAAATCGTAAACAAAAACACTACGTTCAAAGATTCCGACAATTGCATCGTCATAACCGTCGAGTATCAACGCCTTGTCGTTATACTCTCTTAATTCTTTAATTATAGACATAATATCTTTTTTATTAGTTTTTGAATTACTGCGACCGTGATACTGTTTCCGGCTTGTTTGTAAAGTTGTGTATCAGAACAAACGGATTCCGCTTTTTTGAACTGTTCGTCAGGAAACGATTGCAATCTCCAACATTCCAACGGAGTCAATCGTCGGATCCTGTTCTGACTGAGAACCGCCTGATTTGATTCCGTGTCCAACGTCCGCGCAATTCCTCGACCAATCCGTCCGCGTCGTGTCTTTGAATTTGGGAATCCTAAATAATAATAGACATGATATCCGAGTCCATCGACAAAATAAGGAATTGAAATCTGTCCGTTTGATGTTCCTCCGTTATCTGTCAGGAGTGAAATAATAGTCTGAAATGTTGAACCGTTGTCATGCGAAACGAGTCCGCGAACGTTCTCAAAAATGAACGCTTTCGGTCTGTTCGTCCTGATGAAATCCGCGACATCGAAAAACAATGTTCCTCTGACGTCGTCGAATCCTTTCCGATTCCCGGCAAGTGAGAACGTTTGACACGGAAATCCTGCGATGTACAAATCAAGTTGTTCAACTTCTGAATGATTGCGTTTCGTGATATCTGTATAAAATGTTTTAGGTTTTTTGTGAATTGCTGAATAAGACTGACGTGCGAATTTGTCAATCTCGCAAGCGAAAACAGATTCATAATTGATTCCGAGATTCGTCAACGCTTGTTCAGGTGAACCGATGCCTGAGAAATCTGTTCCGACTTTGATGATGTTGTTGTTTTTCATAATTAGTCAATTTTTTCTCCGTAAAGTTTTTGAATTCGTTCAATCAATTCTCTGTGTTGAGACACAAATCTGTCAGATTCTTGTTTGTCTGCAATCAGGACGATGTTGTTGTCCGACGTCCACACCTGAAAACTGTCGTCGTTGATTTTGACAACGTGAAGATTCTCGGAACGTCGTCGGATGTTCAGCAACAAAGTCAATTCTGACATTGTGACGTTTCCGTCCTTATATGCGTTCAATATTTTTTCAATCATGATTTTTTGATTTTCAACTCCCAATCAAGACCGAAAAATTCAATCAGTTTTGTCTGAAGATTCAGAGAAATCCGTTCACGTTGTTTCACAATCATGAACAAAGACCGACCACCGACCGGAATGTCTGACGTCTGTTCTCCTGTTCTGACCTTGTCGAGAATCAGGTTGTTGTCTGATAAGTGTTTTTGTATCATTTTAGACAGTTTTATCTCTGTCGTTGACAATCTGATTGTTGTTTCTTTATCTTTCATAATATAGCTAATTTTAAAACAAGGACGGCATTTATTAAGTTTTCGTTAATGAATAGAATTAATAAAATGTATTTAATGCCAATTAAAACAAAACCGTCCTTGATGTTTTTATCTGAATGTTACATTGATTTTACTGTCGTCGATGATTGCACCGTCAACGGTCTGACCGTTCTGAATTGCTTTTTTGATTCCGGCATTGTCGATTTTCTCAGAATATACTTGACGTTTGAATTCATCAGGAACAGATTCCGAGTCCGTGATTACCAATCGCGACGAACGTGATGCCGTCACTTTGAACAAATCACTTTTGAAAAACTTGTTTCCTGACTTGTTTTCCTGACCGAACATCTGAACCGAATGTCCGACATATGATTTCAACGATTCGATTCTGTTCTCGATTGCTTTGCGTTTTGCGTTCATCTGTTTGACGTGTTCCTTTATCGTGTCAACCTGACCGTTCAATTCTTTCAGGACAAACCAATAATTTTCAATTTTCTCCGACATATCAGATTCGGAAATTGATAGTTGATCCGCGAGATGCTCCGGAATTTCGTCTGTTCCGTTCTCTGTGCAAAATTGTTCAATCAAGTCGAACGTTGTCAATATATCTTCGTTGATGCTGAATAATGATTTCATAATAATAAAATTTTTGAATAGTGTTTGAAAATGGAGGACACCGGAATGTCCTCCGTGAATGATTTATTTTTTGCCGAAATTAAAGTACTTACTGTTTTCGTCGTCCGCGATTGTCGGTTGACTGTCCGCGTCGTGTTGATTGTCGCGTTCTTCCTGTCTCTTCAGGTCTTCGTCAAATAATATCTGTCCGCGAATTTCCATCTGTTCAATCGTCCTGAACAATGGAGTGAATTGAAATCCGAATTCTTCAGATAAGAATTTTTCTTTCTCGTTATGCTTTTCGGATGCTTTGACCATCGACGGCAAAGAACAGAGTTTTTTGTGAATCTCTGAAAGATATTTATGACTTGTCGGACGACCGAAACCGTCATGATTGTATGACACGTTCGCGAAGATTGTTCCGATGATTTGAAGTTCAATGTCTTTGATAATTTCGATTGTTTTCTCTTTTGAATTTTTCATGATAGTGTTGTTGTTTATGTCAGAACTTCCGTTCCGGTTGTGAATGATATGTTTAATACTTTACAAATGTCTGTCAGGTCTTTGACGTCCTGAAGGTCGTCGCAGTAGTAACGACTGCCGTCTTCCGTCATCGTTTCGAGTCCTGCGTTGTTGATGTGTCCGAGACGTGTTGCGACAAGTCTGAACAGATTGCCGTCGTTCCATTCGTCAGATATTTCGATGTATTCCTGTGTTGATGTCATGATGTTGTTGTTGATGTTTGAAAGAATCCGGAGGACTGACATCCTCCGGTTTGATTGGTGAATGTTTATTTTATTGTGATTCTCCATTCTCAAAAACCCATGCGGTTATTGTTGTAATTTGACCATTATTATAAGATTGCTCACTAATTATGTCATACACTCTTAATCCGAGTAATTTACCTAAATTTAATTTTTCAACTCTTTTTTTTGTTATTGTCTTATAAAAAACAGAACCATTAGAAAATTGTAAATGATTAATTTTAGTTATCGTTCTAAAATTTTTTGTTTTTTCTACTATTTCGATAAATTCATTTCTTAAAGTTTCCATAATTGATAAGTTTTAAACGTTTTAATTATTATTTGTTGTTGTTTGATAATGCAATCTACAAAATGTTTTTCATTCGTGCAACATTTCACACGAATTTTTCAATCTTTTTTTAATCTTTTTTCAACAAAAAACCCTAAACCGTTACATTTCAACGATTTAGGAATTTTGTAGTTCAGGAGATTTTTTGATGTTTCGCGCTATTTCTTATCAAAACGTGTCAAATCATACTGATTAATGATCCGTCTCAATTTCTCCGAATAACACACCGGAGTCATGCACGACGTCGCATAAAGGAAGTGACCGGATTCGTGATATTTCCGCGATGCTTTCGGAGTCATCGCGCCACACAAAGCAATCAACCAATTTTTTTGATTGTAATTTCCGACAATTCTCTTTTTGTATTTGTCGTTCATCAGGTGCGAATGTGCGCGAATGCTGAACCATTGAGACGGATAAACTGAAAATCTGTCCGTCGGACTGTCGTCATGTGCAACAATAAATTTTCCTTTTTTGCTTTTATGCTTGTGTCCGAAAATCGCATTTCCTTCGACTGCCAAACGCGACAATCCGAAATTCGACTCGATTATTGCCTGAGCAATGATGACCGACGCACACAAATCAGGAAAATTGTCGTTCACTTCCTTCTGTATCTCCTGACCGAAGAACCTGACGAACGTCTCGATGTGAATCTGTTTCCAAGACTTGAAACGCGAACGTGTGACAACGTCGTTGTTCCTGATGTGACGTCCTTTCCATTCGCGAGCCGTTAACCACTTCCGACCGACCGGAAGACCGGAAAGATTGTATTTTGTTTTCGTCGGTTTCTTGTCGTGTCGTCCGGCAAAGATTTCTTTGATAGAATCGTCGTCCTTGAACTGTTTAACGTTCGACGATATGATTGACAGAGAAAACAAATAAATTGATAAAACGGTTAAAATTTTGAATAATTTCATGATGTTGTTGTTTAAATATATTAAGTAAAAAATTAATTATATACAATTTTAGGTTTCCGGAGTTGAACAAACAGTTTTATGTTCTTCGCGTTCGACGGTTTCACACCGAAGAAATCGCAAAACGTCAGATAGTTCGTCCATTCTTCAGACCGGAATTTGAAAGTTCTTTTTGACATTCTTATATAGTGTTTTATGTTTCAACATTGACCAATACATCCGGACGGCATCGTGATAATTTTCGGATTGATAGGTTTTCTCCTGACCGTTGTATTCGTAAAATATTACAAACATGATTATATATCTTTTATTTTTATAATGACTTTCTGCTCTATTCTTTTTGATACCTTTATTTGTTCAGGAAGAAATTGAACGATGATTTTGGGATTGTCGTCCTTCAGGACGTTCGCCTTCACAAGTGCGTCACCGATATGTTTAAACGACGCGCTGAAATTGTCCCAATCCATTAACCTGATTTTATATCCGATGTACTCGACAACAACCTTTCCTTTGTGTCTGTTCCGCGTCTGTGACATGATAATTAAACGATATTTTTCTCGCGTTTGTTTCGCCTGATGAAAGTGTTGACGAATCAGTCCGTTCTTTCCGTTCAGTCCGTTCACAACTCCGTCAATCTGAATAATTGTTTCCATTATAATATAATAAGGTCATGACCGTCCTGTTCATACTTCAATCCGAAGAACTCACAAAGACAAATCTGTGTTTTTGTCGTGAAATTTCTCTGTGTCCTGATGTCGCGAATTGACCAAATCGTCCGCCACGAAACCGGAAACGGACATTCATCCGTGAACGTGATGCCGTTGTCGTCCATGTGCTGACGAATCAAATCAGCTATCAATCGCCTTGTTTGTTGTCTCATTAAAAAATTATTTTTATTTTTGTTCGTAAGTATATTGCGAAATTAAAGTAAATATTGTATATTTGCAAATAACAACACATTTATTTTTTTATTAATTTAAACAACAACATCATGAAAGCAATTTCAAAAGCTATTATTAAGGTGACGCAATCCGTCAAGACATTAGAAAAGAACGCAACCGTCGGATTCGGTCGCAATTCATACGACGGAACGAAAATGTTCGACGTCATGATTGCATTTAATCAAATCATGTCAGACAACGGTCTGTCAATCCTTACAACCGACGTTCAGGACGAACTCAAAATCGAACGATGGGAGGAAAACGGAAGGACACGACAGTCGATTTTTTGCTCCGTAAAAGTTAAGTATCTTTTATTACACACGTCAGGAGAATCAATTGAATTAATGTCATACGGTCACGGTGTCGACAGTCAAGACAAAGCATCCGGAAAGGCATTGACATACGCATTAAAAAATTGTCTTATCAACACGTTCCTGACTCCGGTCGGAAAGGTCGACGACACAGACGCGGAACATTCAGACAACATTCCTGTTCCGCAAAAAACCAAAGCAAAGAAATTGCCATCACTACCGACGGCAAAATATTCAGATGTCGCGAAATTCATTCAGAACGGAATCGGACGTGATGGTGTTATCATCGCAGAATCTGACAGATGGACGACAATCAAAACAAAATACAGCATCTCAGCGAATGCAAAAAAAGTAATTGACGGACTTGTTGAAAACGTTCCGGCATGATATACGACCTGAATGATCCGCACGACGTGAACAGATTTTCATGTCGTGCGAATAAATTAATCGACAGACAGAAAACCGTCGAACTCAGAGAAATCACGACGCGTTCACTCCGTCAGAACAACTACCTTCATTTAATCCTGACGGCATTCGCAATTGAAACAGGATATTCCGTCGAATGTGTGAAACAAAACTTTTTTAAAATGAAGTGCAATGAGAATATTTTCGTGCAGACTGTTGACGGCATTCTCGGAACAGAAATCACTCTCCGGAGTTCGGCATCGCTGACAAAGGAAGAAATGACAATAGCAATCGACCGTTTCCGCAATTGGTCAGCAAAAAACGGTTATTATCTTCCTGAACCTGATGAAACGGAGACGTTGCGAAAGATAGCCGTCGAACAGTCGAAGATTAAACAATATTTATAATAATTAAAACAACATCAAAATGACAACATTAAATTTCAAAATGACAACACCAATCAATCACAAAGAATCTGAATTCAAAGTTTTTAAAACGTATGATTTAGACATTTTCAACATCATGAAACAAAACCGTCCTTTGAATCCTTCACACGTGTCGAGAGTTGAGACAAACATCAAAGCGTTCGGAATGTTGTGCAATCCGATTATTGTCAACGAAAATATGGAAGTAATCGACGGACAACATCGTCTTTCTGCATCAAAACGTTTGAAAACATTTGTATATTATATCATCGTTTCAGGTTATGATTTAGAGAATGTCAAAGCGTTGAATATTGTCGGTCAGAAATGGACGTCACTCGATTACCTGAATTCTTTCGCAAATGACGGAATGAAAGACTATGTTTTGATTCGGAAGTTTATGAATAAACACGAAGTTTTCGGAATTTCAATCTGTATTTTATTATGCAGTCAGACGCGTTCAGACGACCAACTCCGGAACAATAGTAGTAAAATATCAACATTCAAAAAAGGATTGTATAAAATAGGAGATTTGAAAATCGCGGAAATATACGCAATCAAATTAAAACAGATTGAACCGTTTTTCAACAGATACAAAGATATCAAATTTGCGTCCGCGTTGATTGGTCTGTTCCTCGACAAACCTGACGAATTCAAGTTCAAAGAATTTATAAATAAACTAAAATTGCAACCGACAAAATTGATTCAATGCTCAACTCGTCAACAATACAAGGAAATAATTGAACAGATTTATAATTATAGGAGACAAAAGAAAGTTAATTTAAGATTTTAGTACTATTTTTACACTATAAAGGACAGGTTTAGACGGTTTTTTGATGTTGTTGTTTGATTTCCGTCGTTGTTTCCTGTCCTTTTTTTTAAATCAACAACACAAAACACTATTCAAAATGATTAAAACATCAGTCACCGGAAAGGTATTCAAAAAATATTCATCCGAGAAATTCAGCGACAAGTTCAGCAAAAGGACAATCGTCATCGAGACAAAAGAACAATACAATCCGCACGTGTCGATTGACTTCATCAATACACGAATGGAGTTGTTGAAACCTATCAAGACCGGACAGACCGTCACCGTCTTCGTCGACGTATATTCACGACCGTCCGCGTCGAATCCTGACAAATATTTCAACAATATCACAGGATGGAAGATTGCATTTGATGACGACGATTTCGTCCCTGAGATGGACGACGGAATCAGTCCGGAAGATATGGACTCAGATTTGCCGTTCTAAGCTAAAAACACAAACAAATCAAAGATTAAGCGCATTGTGATATATTATCATGATGCGTTTTCTTTTTGCTTTTCTTTTATTGCGTCAGCCTTGTCTTTGATAGCTTTGCGGATTCCTTTCAATGTCGTCGTGATTTCTTTGATGTCTTTTTTCATAACATTTTATTTAAATTGTTCATCTTGTCGTCAATACTGTTCAAAATGACGGACAGATTGTTCAACGTTTCGATGTGTTCAGATTCGCGTTCCCTGACATATTCGTTCAATTCTTTGATTTCAATCGCACGTTCTTTTCGCTCGGAAATGACGAGTTGTTTTTCTTCTTTATACATCTTTAACAACTGCCAAATGACAAGACCACAACCGAGAATCAAAGGACTCTGCTCCGCGAAACGCTGAAATAATATTGTAAAATCCATGTTTGATGTTTAATAATGTTCTGAGACATACAAATCAATATCTGATTTTATTTTGTCGTGTCGTTGTTGTGTATATTCGTTTTCAATATCTTCAGGACTGACGACACCGTCAACAACAACATTGTTTGTAATTTCAAACTGTCCGGTAATCCAATCGCCTGTCAAAACCATTGATTTGACAATCTTTAATTTGTTTTCGATGTAATTGCATTGCGCTTGTGTTAACGTCAAATTAATGTATTCAAGTGCGACACCTGAACGCACGTCATCAAAGAAATCAACTCCGTCCTGTGTCCGTTGTGTGTATATTTTTTTTATTTCATACGTCGGAATGATATCTGAAGATGTCAAAGATTGATATTTGTCAACAATTTCCGTCTTTGTTGCCGTCGTCGGTTCATCTTCAAATGTCACAGAAACATTGTCAGGAAAATATCCGATTCCGTCAAACGTGTAATTGTCGCGCAACCATTGATTGAAATATGATCCGACTGCGTCCTGATTAATTGGTGTTATTTTTAACGTATACATTTATATAATTTTTTGCATTTGTTCGAATCAATTTCAAAATCTTTGCAGGCTTGCGGACGGTCGGAATATATTGAACACAACAATGTTTTTTTGTTCAGAAAGACACACTTTCCGGAATCGTCTTTTTTTAATACTGCATATGTTTCAAAATATAAACTATCAATTTTGTCAATCTTGTCTCTGTGTTGCGGATTGTCTTGAATGAATTTCTCCGAATGCTTCAAAAAACTGTCCGACATTCCTTTGTTTTTAAAAATCTGATATTCCTTTTTGCTGACATCAACAAACAATTTGCAACAATTCGCGCGACAAGAAAGACATTTGTTTATGTCCATGATTGAATAATTATTCGTCGTGTTAATAAATCCTGATTGTCGTTCATTGTGTCCGCCTGTATTGTGATAATGTCGCCAATCAAAAGACCATCAACGTCCCATGTCCCTTGAATACTGACGTCTTTGTTTTTTTTGAATTCATTGCAGACAATCGAATCGTTGACTGTCGTTCCGTTAATTGCGTAATATAGATTAAAACCTTCGTCAGAATCCGGATTCGTGTTCACAATTGCATATAAAATATAATCACCGTCTTGTGTTATTGTATACGTCATCAAAGGAATGTCGGTCGGTGAACCACTATTAAAATTATTTGAATTCGACGTTATCACAACCGAGTCTTTGAAGTATGCACCACCACCACCGGACGAATTAATCGTCAGGTCGTTCGCGTTGTTCGTGATGGTTACGTTCGTTCCTCCTATCAACGTTTTAAACTCTAAATCGACGCCTGTTTTCTGTTTGAAAACTCCGTCACCGAGTCCGACATTTGAACCCGTGTTCGCCTCACCACCACCGGACGGAGTTGATTCTGTTTGTGTCGTCGTTGAACCTGAGAAAATAAAACCGTTCAGATACTTCACGACGTCCGTCAGGTTTCCGATTGGTGTTCCTCCTGAATCCTGAATGTTTGCAACCGTGTCGAACTCCGAAACCGTCGCGTCCAATATAGACAAGACCGTCACATTTTCGTTCACGATTCGAACAGATGCGAACGAAACCGGAATGAAAAAAATCGGATTCGCGTCCTTTTCGATTGCGACCTTTTCGCCTGTCTTATAAACTTTCATTGCCATAATATCAACAATTTATTTTGCGATTATTTTGTTTTTTGTCCGTGAATTTCAGGTTAACGTTCACGGCTCGATCCTGAACGAAAAACTCCGTTCCTGTGTTGTCCTCCAATACGACCGGAATCAATTCATATTTGTACGAATGATTATTTTTGTTGTAATCTGATATAATCAACTCATTACCAAAAAGGATAAAATTCCACAAATCGACCGTGATGCATTCCGGAATTTGCAGACCTTGAAATTGATAGGACGATTTTGATGACATCGTGTTTTGTATCAGATTGTAATCCCTTTGCGCGATGTTGTCCTGTTCGAATGTCCGTTCATTCCTTCCGAAATATCCGCGAAGTCTGACAGATGTCTTATATAATGAACCTTTGAAATCTGTGTCAATGTTGATAAGTTTTCCGTTCATCACCGAGTCAATTCTGACCGTGTTGTCTGCGTTGTCGATGGAAAACGGTTTCAATGTGAACGTGTTCGAAAGAATATCAATTGAAATTCCGACGATGTCAAGTTCTTTTTTTATCTGATATGAACCTGAACCGAGCAATGTCAATACCTTCCGCCAATCTACAACGTAATAACTTAAATCAGGTTGTATTCCTCCGAAATCGACAAACGTTCCATAAGTATCAGAGTTCAAAAAATACTCCGTCAACGTCACCGTGTCGACAAGTTTGAACACGACGGTCGACGATGGTGTTTCACGTTTGAAAAACACACCTGAAAAATCGTTTTTGTATCCGTCATCGTCCGACACGTCCGCAAGAACTAAATTTGTATAACAACATTTTGAAAAATCTCTGTCAGGTGGAGGACTTTCAGGAAGATTGACACGGACGGCGAAACCGATTGTTCTCTCACCTTGCGGACACAATTCTGACTCCCTTGTTGATAGGCATTCATTACAATCGTCATATTCAGAATATCCTCCGAGAATTTCGTCCGCAACCGCTTCCTCTCCGAGAAACGTCCAACAATCACAATCTCCGTCTTTCCTTAGTGTGTTGTTTGTTGGGTCCGCGACAGGAAACCCGAACGTCCTGACGATGGACGGGTCTTCACAATTGCGATATTGAAAGATTCCATAAGACGGAGTACAAAGGTTTTCAGTCGTAACTCTCATTCGCGGAATCCATCCGTCACAAAAACACGTATTAATTCCGATGAATGTCAACGTGTAGGTTTGTAACGGATTTATTGGAGCAACCAACAAATACACAACCTTACCGTCAAACGGATGTGGAGCCTTCCGACATAAATTTGTGATGTCCGGATAGTCTAAAGGATTGCACGATATTAAATTATAACAATAAAACATTTTATGGTAGTTTACAACCTTCGCGTCCTGTGATTTTATATCTGTTCGCTTCGATTAATTTATTCGGATTGATTAAACACGTACATCGCAACACAGTCGGACTGATAATCTGAACATTCAGAAGTGTGTCACCGGCTAACGGTGTCAAAGGATTGTCGATTTCAGGCAACCAAATAGACGACAATTGCCTGAACTCCATCTGTCCGATACCTTCATCAACTTCGATGCAATTCAGACCGTAAACAGTCGTTAATGTCGTCCATGTTCCGGTCGTTCGTGTGTATTCAATTTCAAGTCTGACATCCTCGTTGTTCAGAATCACACCTAACTGTCCGCCTGTAATCGGATCAATGCCACCGTTCAAAAGTGTGTTGTCACTCTGTCGGTAATATCTCAATTCTGTTGTGATGTCTGCATTCGCGTCGTAATCAACAAACGTCAATTGTTTTTTGTTCTCATATCGCACGACCTGACCGTTCAGGATTGCATTCGTATAAACAACAAAATACAAATTATATCCTGAAGTCGTCAAATAATGATACCAATCATTTGAAAGACCGTCCTGTTTTTGTGTGTTGTCAAAGATGTCATTTTTGACGGTGTCCGGAATGTTCAACCGTTTTATCCAATCCTCCCAACGTATCTTAAAAGCATACAATCCGCGAACACCTTGCAATGTTCCGACGTCCAACGGTGACCAATATTCTAATTTTATAAAGTTCTTATTATTTCCGGCACCTAATTTGAAACCACGTGAATCAGAGAAATTGAACTGTGACGGATTCGGAAATTGTGTCACATCAATCTGAAAATTGTCGAGAGAATAAGCAAATTCATCGGACTGTCGTTCAGCGATTATTCCATATGTCACAGATGTCACGTCCGGAATATCTGCACCGGAATCCGTGTCGATTTGAAAAAATATCCTTGCAAGAATGTCGTCCTCAATTCGGTTATCATTTCCGCACGGAACAGAAACAGAATCCTCGTCCTGTGTATGGTCTAAGAATTCAATTGTCATTCCGTCATACTCTCCGATTGGTTCGATGAACGTGTCGAGTTGATTAAAATCCAATAACAAAGAAACACGGTCGGACTTGTTTGTGATTTCATTTTGGTCTGCGACAGACATCCACAAAATATAATTTCGTTCTGTGATGTCCTTCGCGTCCATGAACGCAAAAAATTCAGGAGACGGAAGAAATTGCAAAGAAAACGTGATTTCATTCAATGCAGTCCTTTCAAATAAAACATTCTGAACGTTCATGATTGCGTTGTCGACACCGTATCCTGACCGAAGTGTGACGTCAGGAGTTGAACCGAGTTGAACCGTGAACACGTCAGAAAATGAATCCGCGTTTCCTCCTGTGTTCATCTTGCAATTCTGATAAAATCCGAAATCATTGTTTTTGTATTCCGTATCATCGACCGGAATCCACGCAAAACCGAACGCGCATTGTGTTTGTCCGGTTAGATTCTGAACTCCTTCGATGATTGCCGTCATTCTGATGGTATTCGCGTAATCCAAAGATGACACCGTCGTCAATGCTCCGTTTTGATATGTCACAGATTTGACCGTGAACGGATTCGTCAGACCGTTGAAATTCTCGTCAAACCATCCGGTGTTCCCGAGTTTTGCCGTATCTGATAAGTCTGTTTGTATCTTAATATTCGGATTATTGTAAACAGGGAATCCGACAATGTGAAAATTGTCTGTCAGACTATTAGCGGAAAACGTGACCGGAGGACTGACGTCATTTTGAAACGTCGTGATGTTATCGAAGAACGACGAAATCATGAAAGATATTTCTATTTCATATATTGAACGTTCTGCCTGACTTGATATATATTTGAGATTACAGAATGCGACAGACATTCCTGACTGATGTCCGATTGCCGTCATCGGTTTCGAGAATCCGGTCGGCATCAGGTCGGTGTCCTCCGCAAGAAATTCGGTCAGACTTCCGTCAATGAAGGACGACAAATCACCGTTCTGAAATTGTGCGTTTTCCATGTGTCCATATACAAAACGGATTCCTTGCGGACGTGATATCGTGACAACGGAACAATCAGCGACGGCAAAATCTCCGAATGATGCCGGATATATGTTCGACCATAGATTGAAATTTATCGGATTTCCGTTCACGTCAACAACGAACGCCTTTTCGTTTTCAATTCTGTCGATAAGCAAAGCATCTGCCGGAACAGTAAATGAACCGATGACATTGTACCACTTCACCGGTTGACTTCCTGATGTGTCGACGTGATTCCATTGAAACAGAATTGAATCACCTTCCGCGAATCCGAAATCGTTCCATGAATCGCCTGATGTCAGCGTCAGGACGTTCGGACTGTCGACGAACAACTGATTCGTTGAATCGAATTCGACACGAACGGCAAATTCACATTTTACGGTCAATTTTTGCCAAACACCGACGTTTCCGAGTAGCCAATTGACATTTAAATCTAAAGGTCGAAATATCGATTCGTAAGTCCTATCTTTTATTTGTACCGGCATTCTTCAGGTTTTTTGAAAACTGTTTGATTTCTTTCTCGACGTCCTTTCCTTTCTTTGCTTTGTTCAGTAAGATTTTAACCTTTGCGACATGACTTTGCATCTGTTTCAACTCCGTCGAGTCTGCGTTGTTCATGACGGCATCCATCGACAGATTGATTGATTTCTCCGCAACTTCAAGTTGTCTGTTTGATTTTACGACAAAATCATTCAATTGTTTTAATTGTTCGTTCAATTTCTCGTTTGTCATAGATATGATATTTTGAGATTATTGTCATATAATCGATTCACACGATAGTCAATTGTTGCGAAATCATTCCATACATTCCATTCAACGGATTCAATCTCTGCGTTCTCTCCGGACGGTGTCGTCACCTTGTTGTTGTTGAGTAAAGATAAGAAATCCGCAAAACAAAAAGGAATTTTTTGCTGACGGAACAGATAATACTGATTGTGTTGTCCGTCAATAGGTTTAAAACTATTCAAAAAATGATAGTTGTTCCACAAATTCGGAGAACCTAAAATCTGACGTTGTTCCATTGATAACTGTCCTCCTGACATCGACACCAATTTCGGAAGACTCAAAAAATGACTTGACAAGTGCATCGCACCGATTCGATTTGCTATCTGTCCGGATAAACTTTGCGGACTTCCGAGTTGTCCCGTCAATGCGTCCGCGACAGATACCAAAAATTTAACCGCCTCCTCAATAATTGTCAATTTATTCTTTCTTACCGGTAACGAGAACGGAATCGCAATTTCTTCGAGTCCTTTCATTGTCCTGAGATTTTCGTTCACCGTCACATTCGGACTGAGTTGCGCCTGAAAGACACGTCCATCAGGAACGTCAAGTGTGTTCATATCTTGCGAATCGAACGCGTAAGAAATTACATAATTTGATTTTATTTCATCGGTGTTGAATGTGTTGATGTCGATGAATCTGTCTTGTTCGATGAACGTGTCCGGAATGACATAGTTCGATTGATTCCTGAAGAAATCGACACGTTCGAAAATGAAAACACCGTCACGAATCTGAAAGTCTGCGTTGAACATTCTTTTGAACGTTCGGATCACTCCGCCAAATGTGTCGGTTGCGTCCTGTTGCGATGGAACGCCTGTTTCTCTCCACGACGCGGATGCATTCGTCGGTTTCTCTCCGCCTCGATGATTCTTTGACGGAATCAAAACCCAACGTTGACCGATGTCAATACTGTCGAGCAATGATGACGACAAAGTCAGATTCAAATGTTCACAACCTTTCTCGAATAGTTTTTTGATAGACATTCCTAAATGAATGCGTTTCGGAGGCATCAATTCCTCAATTATCTGTTCAATCAGTTTAACGATTGCGACAATTATCGCGACAGTATACGCAACCTGAAGAACTAATTTGAGCGCCGCAAGAATAATGTTTCCAATGTCAACCGCCGTCACGGCACCACCACCAAAACCGGCAGATGTTCCCGTCACAGGAATCGCGGCATCTGTCAGGTCGGCAGTCCGTTCTCCAATCGCTTTAATTGACTCGATTAATTCCTTCGTCATACTGTATAAACTGAGCGACAAAATCAGGAGGATTGCGCCTCTTGGAATGTAATTAATACAATAAGGAACACCGTCGAAATCCGAAAATTTTACAACTCCAATACTTTCGAGATACCTATATGAAAAACCGTCCGCGACATCGTTCAACCAATCACTCCCCTGTTCTCGTTTCAACGAACAACGGACATCACAATCACCGATAAATTCAACGCCTGAACTGAAATCAAGATATCCGTTGAATGTTCCGTCAGGATTGGATTGCTGACCGATTTGTATCTGATATGGTTCACCTTCGAAGAAACCGACACCACCGGACAGACCGGAAAGGATTCTGTCGCGAAGTTGTTGACCTTCCTGACCGACAAGTTCAATCGAGTCGATTGTGATGTTCGCGGATTCTTTCGTTCCTTTCCAATCCATCACAATTTTAGCATTCTCAAAATTGCGCGGATTGACAATTGTTCCGTTTCTGTAATGTCTTATATCAGTCATTTATTATAGTCGTTTTCTGACCTTTGTGACGGTCGTCATTCTGTTCTGTGTTACACGTTTCGCAATGTCGACAAAATAGTCTGTCATGTGTTCGATGTCAAAGTCATTCTTTTGCTGATTTTGGAACGCCTGACGCATCGCGCGAACTTCGTGTTCAAGACGCGAGAAATCGACCTGATTTGTGTGTTTTATGCCGTTTGAAAATTGTGTGTTCTGTTCGTCGTATGTGTTGAGCAATAAAGGACTTTGATTGAAATAATCGGACATTGCTTCACCGAATTGTGAACCTGATTTGTCACGGAGTCCGAACTTGTCGACGTCGGATTGTGTTACAACATATTCATTCGCATGAACAACTCCTTTCACTTTTTTGTTCGATGAATCTGAACCCGTGAATCCTCCCTCTTCGAATCCGGTGAACGCAGATTCTAAAGCAGTTAACAAAGCAAAATCGACAAGTCCGCGTTGCAATGCGTTTGCATCTCCTGAACCGGCATAGGCAGAAACAAGATTGAACAACGCAAGAATTTTCGCGGCATTTTTTGCTTTCTGCTCCGCGCGAATTCGTTCACCTTCACGTTTTGCGAGTTCGTCCTTTTCGAATTTCAATGTGTTCGACAGTCCGTCCTCCGCTCGTTGTTGTTGCGTCTCAACTGCGTCCGCCTGTTCTTCTACTAAAGACGTTGCAAGGTCGGATTGTTTTTCAAAGACGTCGACAATTGCCTGTCCTATTTTTTTGCTTGACTCGATGATTCCGTCGAGCAATTCATCAGTTCGTTCTTTATTGATTTTTTGTTGTGATGTTTTTTCAAGTTTTTCGACTTCTTTTAAAAGTTGTTTCTTTTGTGCGATGGTCAGTTTTTCATTTGCTTTTATGTCTTCGCGCATTCGTTTAAACTTTTCTTTTTGAATTGCGATTTCTCTCTCTGTGTCTGATTTTATATTTTGAATCTTCAGGTCAGCTAATTGTCTCTCAAATTTCCTTGTTTCCTTTTCTGCTTTCGTTAAAAATCCGAGTTTTTTCTTTAATGAATTTTCAAAATCTTCAAATTCTTTTTCGTCCTGTTCTTTTAATTCTGCATCTGTTTCGTCAATCTCTTCTTTTCTTATTTTTTCAAATTCCTTTTTTGTCTTTTCTGCAAAATCAATTTTGATATTTAGTTTATTTTGTTCGTGAACCTTCAACTGTTCGGTTTCGAGTCCGTCGTTGATTTCTGTCAATTTCAGAATTTCCGCGTCGCGCATGATGATAAACTCCTTATATTTCTCACTACTTTTTTCATAGTTTGCAAGAATTAATTCCTCTTGTTTTTCTCGCATTTCAACAACGTCCTGAATTGCTTTCTCTCTGACTTCCTTTTCTGCTTCGAATCTTAATTCCTCTAATCTTCGCGCTCGTTGTTTTGCGTTTTTTATGTTTGACGCCTCTAATTTTGACAGTTGTTTTTGTAGGTTTTCGATTGCCTGAACGCGGATCAACAAATCATTACGGAGTTGAATCTGAACATTCAAAAGTTTGTTTTCGCGTTCTGTTGCACCTTCGCGACGTTTCGCGGCTTCCTGTGCTTTTCTGTCGATTTCGTCCTGTTCCGCTTCGAACTTTGCGAATTCTTCACGTGCTTCGTCAGATGCTTTTTTGTATATGTCACCGACTTGTGCGGCAGTAAATATCATCTTTTTACTGTTCGCGTCAATCTTTTTTTGAATCTCTGCGATTTGTTTCTGCATGACGGTCGTGTTCACTCCTGTCGCACGCAAAAACGCCTCTTGCATTACCAACGTCAATTTTTCCGCGTCGAGTGACATCCGTGTGAATGTTGCGCTGACATGGTCGCCAAATGCAGAAAATACTGCCTTTAGTCCTGAGAAAATGAAAGGGAAATCGAGAAGGACGTCAATCACTCCTTTAATCACCCATTTGATCCCTTCGAAAACAGAACCGAGAACTGTTCCCTCTCCTGATGCTTCCGCGATTTTTTGACTGAAGAACTGAAATCGTCGGATGACTCCCTGAACAATTGGAACGATGAACTGAATGATTGACAAACCGATTCCTTTCAATCCTTCTGTGACGGATGAAATTGTGTTGCGGAACTTTTCGAAATCTTTGTTTCCTTTCTCGTTTTCTTCAAATATGTTTTTGAATGCTGAACCGACACGACGCAGACCGTCGAAGAGTGACCGACCGACGAACAGACGCGCAGCGAGTTTTCCGGTCTTTCCTAATGCTGAATTATAATTTCCGACATTCCGACGTGTGTCTCCGGTCTGTTTCTCTAATTTCTTTAATTGATTGGTTAATCTTAATTTATCCTTTGTCAGACTTTTGCCAATCTTCGAACTTTTTAATTCCTCCTTACTGAGTTTTTTCCATGCAATTGTTGTCAGAGAAAGTTCAGCGCGAAGTTTTTCAATATGTCCGGATTCTTTATCTGTCAGAATTGCGATTTGTTTCATCTTCTGAACGCGTTCACGATTTGCAATTTTCAGTTTTTCGCGCGCAATCAATTCTTTGTCCGTCAGGTTGTTTAATTTCTTTTTTGTTTGTGTTGCTTTTTTCTCCTGTCTGTCAAGTTCTTTTTTTGCTTTGATTAACTTGTCAATCTTTGTCGTGATTCTGTCGATTTTCTTTTCTTCGTTAGGATTCAGAACAGAAAGGTCTTTTTGCATGATTTTCGTCAGACTAAAAAGTTCTTTTTTCAACTCTTCGATGTTCTCGAAAATGTTGTCAAACGTGTCATCTTCACCAATCAAATCCTGATAATATATAATCGAATCAGCCATCTTTATGTTTTTTATTTATATGTTTTAACAACGTGTAAAATTTGAACGTTGTGATTGTGTTCAGGTCTTCCTTTGTGTGTTCTCCGACCGACATCATGAATTCCTCAAAACCGACTTCAATGTCAACGTCCGCGTTCCCTTCACGGTTCAGATTCCAAAAATTCGGTTTAATTAATTTCAACAATTCCTTTGTTGCTTTCTGTTCTTTCTCGACGTTGTCGTCTTCCTCCAATATCCACGAAATCCGCGCCTTTAATTTATTAATTAATGCCGTGTTATAAATGATATTCTTTCCTTCAAATTCGAGAGGAAAGAAGATTTTGAGTTCGGTTTCAACTTTTTTTTTATGTCTTCCGTCACGGTGTCGACTTCGTTCTTTGTGATTCCTAAATCTTGCAACATCTTCAGGACGCGACGCAGACCGTCAGATGTCAGGTCATTCTGTTCGATACCGTTCACAGATTTGACCATAGACGCAAGTGCGAGTCCTTTCGGTTGCAATTGTGCGTTTGCATAGTTGAACGTCATTCGTGCGTTTGATAGTTCTTTGAACGCCTTGTCTGAACTGTCCGCGTTGATGAACGACATCGCCCTTTCAATGCGTTTCATCACGTCCGTCATGTCGTTACCGACTTCGTTCTGTCGCATCATTTCCTTATTGAATTTCATATATCTCCTATGTGGCATTTCTTCAATGCTATCGTAAAACTCAACGGTGATTTTTTTCTTAAAAAAGTTAATCATCTTTTTAATAGGTTTGATAATGACGCGGACATGAATCCGAAAGTCAAAACAATGTAATCGCCACAATACAGAAACAACAACAACGCGAATAATGTTCCGATGTGTGACTCCTGACAGAACTCGCAATTCGTCAGACGGTCGGCAAAGGACGACGGAAAACGATTGTAAAATCTGACCGGAATGTTCATCTTATAAAATATAAGCATAAACCACCAAAACAACAAAAAGAACATTATAAAAATAGTCATGTTTATTCTATTTCAGGAAACCAATCTGAACCAATCGTTTGAATCATTTCCTTTTCGTCCTCTGTCAATGTCTGCATAATAATATTATTATATATTTTATTTTCAGAAATCAACAAAGCGAATTTTAATTCCTCAGGATGTTGCAAAATTTTTGCGTAAATTTGCGCGACATATTTAATTTTCTCAGAGTTTAATGTCAAATGTAACCTTGACGAAAGTTCTGACAAAAAATCTTTGTTTGTGTTGACAATTCCGTTCATTATATACCGTATTTTGAGTTAAAATAAATTGTCAATTCTGTGATTTCTGACGGTGTCAATTCTTTATTATAAACAATAAATTCGAAAATATATCCTATCATTGTCGCGTTCGTGTTTCCTAATTGGTCAGCTATATAATAATTTTGATATACGTTCCAATTTTCTGCGCCTAAGTTTGTATTTATTAATATATCAGAATCTACATAATAAGACACTCCTAAAATATCTTTATTAATCCCTATATAATGTGGCTGATTGTCTTGTGTATTTATAGATTGATTTTTGTAATTCCCACCACCACCATATAAATAAATATTATTCCCAAAAGGAACCACTCGCTCCGAGTACATTGTCATAAAAGGAGGTAGACTACCATCGTCACAACTCCAAAAAGTACCACCATTTAAAGGAACAGGAGGTGATGTTGTTTGTTGTGCAACAATCCAAACACTACCCTCTGTGATATTTGTGAATAGAGAGGTACTTAATAATTGCATCCACTCGCTACCGTTTACAAATATTCCTGACTGTCCGTTAATTAAATTTGTTTTGTATTCAGGTTGATTGACTGCGACAAGTTGAGAAAAATGATTGCTACTCCCACTCTGATCCTCCCACAAAAAGACAGAATCACCATCAGATGCGCCGCCACCATTCACGCCTGAATCACCTTTCAACCACAAAGACATTGAACCGACGTCCGGAGGACTGACGGATGTTATTTCAGGAGTCGGACACGTTTCCGGCATCTTCACAGACAAGTTGAAACGAAAATGTGACAACGGACTTTTTTCCATCGTCGACTGTTCCGTCAGATTGAACTCCCTGAAAACATCCTCGAACAAAAATTCGACCGTGTTCACCTTCAGGACATAAGACTTTCCGAGAATCTGACGCGTCAACACGTCGCGAACCTGAGCAACGAGAACTTGTTGAAAGACGTCCGTCTCTGTCAATGTCGCGTTGATTAATTCCATATTGACGGAAAAAATGACGGCAACATCATAGTTCAAAAAGGAATACATTCCCGTCTGATATTCGGAAATAGTTTCACGACGGACATAGAAAAAACATTGTCCTTGTTTGTCGTTGTCCGGACTGATGTTTGTATATCTGTATGATCCGTTCTGTTTTCCGAGATAGATTTCAGGAAAATAGACACGTTCTCCGTTCGTGATGTCTAAGTTCTTGAACGCACGACCGTAACCGTGAGTTAACCACGGCAAAACTTCGAGTTCTGTTTTGATGTCAATGATTGCCGAATCAATTTCAACAGGATTGACGGACGTCGGAATGTTAGGATTCTGCAATAATATCATTGAAATTCTGTTTTATAATTGGTAACGTGTAAGTATTGACGAACGTTTGAAGATTCGTGTCCGTGATTCCTAAAATTTCAGCGTATTTTGTAACTAAATATATTGAGTAAGTGATTTGTGTCGAGATGACAAAATTGTCCGTTCTCGCTTCGATTTGAATACTGTCATAAAAATCTCCGCTATCTTTCAACGTTATTCTGTCGGTCGGTTGTCCATTCCTTTTTTTATAGTTAATAGTACTTGTTGCATACGGGAAAGGAGTGATTGCATTTCCTGACGCGTTGATTCCTTGATACATTTGTTCGTCCGTTTGCATCGTCTTGATGACGGTTTTGTTGTTGTCGACGGACGTCCTGATTGACTCGTTGATTGACGTTCTCAGTCGTTCAACTGTCACATTAAAATCGTTCAGGATTGTGTCATCAAATGCCATAATAAAATATTATACTGCTCCATAAATTGCCCCTTTCCGCGCACATGGAACACACGTTGAATTAATATTCGATTGGTCGAAATTAGTAGATTTGATTGAACGTTCTGCTTGTTGCCAAAAAGGAACGGATTGTGTTTCTCTGTCTCCTTCCAAATCTCTGATAATATTGAACTGAACGTTCTGTTCGATTGCTGAAATCTGACTCGACGCCTTCATCATTTGAAGGATTTTCAAGACGACCGTTTTCCCGATTGCGTTGACCATCGTCAGACGATTATCAATCCAAAACTGCGACAAGTTACACACTACGGACACATTAAAATTCATTCCAAAATTGCAAGTATAATTATACACAACATCATCCGCGTCGAACAACTTTCCGACTGCCGGAAGTGATGAACCTGACACATAAAACGGTGACATATTAACGTATTTTGAAATTGAATTGAACTTTGATGAACGTGTTCCTCCGTCGCACTTCTGACAATATCCGTTCCGCCAATTTAAAACGTCATAGGAAATTGCTTGTCCGACAAGGTCATTCTGATAATATCCAAGCCACCAAATTCCTCCGTCTGTTCCACTCGAATCCTGATAATCAATATTGATTTGCGTCTCCAACCAAGTGAAAGAATTCGCGTTCACAGACGTGAATGTGTATGTGTTGACTGCGTCCTCCTGAAGAGAATTAAACAGATACAAAGTAAGTGAAGGTTGTGCCGTTGTAAGATACAAACCGACTCGATTGATAATCGCACGGATTCCGACAGATGTGTCGTTCAATGCGAACTCCACACCGACGAATCTACTTTCGTTGATGATTGGTTTGTTCTTCAGGACGTTGTCATAAATCAAATTATTACGCGCTAAATCCTGACCGGAATTGTTCAACTTCTTAAACATTTGCATTTTGTTCAACATCTGTTTGATTGCAGACGTTTCGATGTCGTCGAGAAATGTGTCGATAGGATAGTCTGACGGCAACAACGCGGAAATGTAATCGAGTCGAACCATCGGATGAAAATCCTGATAATACTGTCCGGACTCCGAATCTGATAATATGACCGGAAGAACAGGAACGTCCGTCGTATTCCAATGGTCGCGGAAACCGACGACTTTCTTTAACTCTGTGATTGCGCGCAAATCAAACATAAATTATATATTTTAAATAAGGGAACACACCGAAATGTGTCCCCCTATGAAACACTATTCAAAAATTAAACACGTCTTAAGGAAGAATGTCGAATTTCTTGATTCCTCCGTTTGTTCCTAAGTTGTAAGGAGTAACGATTGCGACGTTCAAACCAAGCTGATAGTTTTTCACTAATGCGTTTGTATCGTCCGCGTTCAATGTGATTGCGGAAACGTCTTCACATGAGTCTGTGACCATCATTTCAATCTCCAATCCACCGAGCAAATCAGACGTTTCAACTGACCAACGAACTCCTGAAGATTGTGAAACGCGATTGTTTCTCGCATCAGGAGAAACTTTTGAAATAATCGCAACACTTCCTTGTGGCATTACAAAACCCGTTGATGTTGACAACGCAGTCGTCACCGTACTGTTCGAATATTGGAACGCAAAACCATTAAATTGGAATGCGGAATTCGTGTTGTTTCCGGATCCTTGGTTGACATATTGATTCACATATGACGGAAGTTGTGCGTCACCGATTACATCGAGACCGTTACGTCTGAAGTTATCCGCTTGCATGATTGATTTCACGTCATTGAAAAAGAATTCTGATTGAACTGCGGACACTTGAATTGCATCACCGACCAATGCTCCATATTTTGCACCGACACCAATGAACGCACTATTCGAAGTCGATGCGGCAGCAGTATCAAGTGCCGTATATAATGCACCTTCAAGAAAATCCGCAAGTGCTTCCTCTTTATCAGAAAACATTCTCATAAACTCCTGTGCTTCCGTAACTATATCAGATTGGTCTGACATTCTCGGAATGATTTGAAAACCCGCATGAGCAGAAATGAACGTCACGTTCATCAATGCCGCATCCGCATCATCGTCCGGAAATGCGCAAGTCATTGTTGTCGCGGTTGCCGTTCCTACGTTCTTACTAAACACGGGAATCTGTGTAGCCGGTGCGCCCCAACTTTGCTGAATAATTCCCTGATTGATGGAATTGATAAGCAACGGAGTCGACGCGGACGCCATATTGATATAACCATATTCTTGTTGACGCAACTGTTGACGGTCTGTTTCCGACGGATATACTCCGCGCGCGTTCTGTCTTTTTAAATTTACTATTGACATTTTAAATTAGTTTAAGTTTGTTTTAAATTTCTCTCAATTGTTTGACGTCATATCTTTCGAATGCGTCCCAATATAAAGAATCGTATTGTTCGCCCTTTGCAATCCCTTTGCTTTGAGCAATTTTATTAAATTCGGTCAAAAACTCCTCTTGTGTTTTGAACCTTGTTGTGTCAACAATTACCTGTTGACCGTTGAATTGTCCGGTCTGTGTTGGTTGCGTCCCTGCGTTTCCACCACCGACCGATTTATGGAGAACAGATTCGAATTCACTTCTGATAATCGAATCAAGTCCTGCGTTCAGGATGCCGTCCTTGATTGGTGTTCCGTCAGGTTTGCACCAAACAACAACACCGTCCTCGATTTTAGAGTTGTGAATCAATATCTGTGTTTTGACTTGAATGATATCATTTATCAATTTCTCGTCGAGTCCTTTGTTGAACTCTAATTTTGCGACGGATTTCTGAATCTCTGACTGTTTCATCACGTCCGTCTGAACTTGTTTCAATTGCTTAATCTCCGCGTCTCTGATTGCAATTTCGTCCTGTGCAACCTTATTAAAATTCTGTTTTTCTTTTTTATGCTTCTGTGTCAATGCGTCGATTTGTTCCGCGAGTTTGTCAGGATTCGCGGACATCGTTGAAATCTTGTCGGAAAGTTCTTTGTTCTGTTTTGCAATCATGTTAACCCATTCGGATGTTTTCACACCTTCAGGTTTGTCGAGTCCTTCCGATTTCATTGCATTGTCAACAAAGTCGTATATCTTTCGATGTTCTGAACCGACATTTTGCTCGAAATAATTCTTTGCAACCGTTTCCGTGTAAGCTTTGCCGACGTCCGTCCCTTTGAGAATGTCGAGAACCTTCGCCTGAAGTGTTGCGTCTGTTGTTAATTTATCTTTGAATTCCTGTTCCATCGTCCCTGATGTTTAAAAGTTATTAAATAGTGTTTAAAATGAATCAATGTAATCTTTCACCTGACGGAAAGAAAGACCGACACGTTCCGCGATGTCGTTGATTCCTTCGTCGTCTGTGCCGTCTCCGTTTTCCATCATCTTATTGATTTTGGTTTTCTTTGCTTTCGTCATCCGTCCGTCCGTCGTGTTTTCTTCGAACTCGGTTTCTTCAGGTTCAATGTACGGATTGTGTATCATGATGACCGTCTCAAATGCTCCAATAATTTCAGGACGTTTCTGATAATCTGTCATCGCTTCCCACAATTCGACGGTCTTTGTAAATTGTCGAACGCGAAGTGATACATTAATTCCTGTTCCTTTCTTGACATTAAATCCTAAGAAACAAAAACAATGTGAATTGTTAACAGAGATTTGTGTCGAGATATTCGCGTCAGGATATCTATTAATCAGATTCAGAATCTCCTTGTTGGTCGACAGATTGCCGTTCATCGTCTTGACTTTCTTCGTTCGTGTTCTCGTTTTCATCGTTTGCATAATTTTTGAATGTGTTTAAAATAATGTTAATCTTTTGCTCGAAAGTGATGTCTGAACCGAATTCGACAATCGAACCGTTCTCTCTCTCGAAACGTTTTATAAATTTAATCAAATTTGCTTTCAAATACAAATCTGAATGTGTCATAACTCCGTTTTTTGCAAGTTCGAAACATTCAGAGATTGATTGATATGGTTGCGGATTCAGGTTGTTTTCAATCAACAATTTCCTGACTGTTTGCGGTTGTCCTTTGTACTTCGTTTCAATCAGGAGGTTGTAAATTTGGTCAATTTCTGACTCAGGAAGACCGGAATCTTTCGCCCCTTTGAACAATTCCTGAAGTTGTTTCTCTGTCAACAGAAACCATTCCGTCCCATAATTTGCATGAACCTTGACGTCTGTGTTGATTGCTAATTTGACAGATGTCTCAATCATCCACGTATGCAGACGATTCAAAAAACCCGCTAATTTCAACAACGGTTTCTTTCTGTCCTCCATCAATGAACGAACCTGATCCACATTGACGGCATCGCGAGAAATCACATCGTTGAATCCTGTCGTGTTGACCTTGATGAAGTTTTCGCGATGGTCTTGTTTCGTCTGTTCGAATTCAAGATTCTGCGTCGGTGGACTGATAAAACGAAAATATCCTGATGAATCGTTTTCATCATTGTCGATTCGCGGATTGATTTTGATTGATGTTCCGGCACCGTTGAATTTGTTTTTTGAACATGACGGACACGTCGACGGAACAGACATTCCTCCGTTCTCTAAAGGATAAGACACATAACCGTTGATACAATGTTCGTCTTCGCATACTGCCGCAGCGAATTCAACGACAGGAAAGACACCGTAATGTTCAGCATAATATGAATATGCGTAAAACTGCGACCATTCCGACATTGTACCGAGAACAGGAGACAACGGACTGAATCGCTTCGCTTTGTCTTGACTGTTCAGCGATTCGTCGACAAACCAACGACACGGACAGAATCCGAGATTGTGCGGATTCTCGACGATTAACGTCATGACTCCGGAACGTTCCTCAACAACACGATAAAATTCATCGTCATAGAACGCAATCTTTTTGTACTTTCCGCGTTCGTCCTCTCCTGATGAATGGTCGAAAATAATGTATTTGAATTCATCGTGTTCGTCGACATCATAACCGATTAACTTGTCAAGACCGACGGACAGATAAAACGGAATTCCGGACACATCTTTGTCGATGACGACAATCGTTTGCGGTTGACATTTGAAAACACGACGTCCGTGTTTTTCAATCCATTCGCGAGTTTTCAGCATCATCAACAATTCTGTGGTTTGTTGTTCCGCTCGCTTGTTAGGATATTGAACCGAGAAATTCGCATTCCTTCCGTTGAACACACGATTCAAATCTTCAGATATATCGTTCGCAATTGACACAATCGGCAAAGGAAAGGAAAAAAAGTTCATCACACGGTTGTACTTTTCGCCCGTCACAGAGTTGCGAATCGCCTGTTTGACTTCAGACCAACCTGTTTCTTGTTCGATTTCGAAGAAAAACAACGGTTCAGACATTACTTTCAAACGTGATTGATATCGCATCATGTCCGAAATCCTTCCGTGATTAGGTTTCTTTCTTATCTTTTTTATTAGATTTGATTCTGACAATCTCATTATTTTTGAATTCTAATGTTGTTGAGTCAATTCGACAATCGTCACGTCCTTGTGATTGTTGCAATCTCAAAAAGTTAAGAGCATGACGGAACGAAAGTTCTGCCACAACTCCAACTTTTGAAATAATCCTGATATTTTTCGGCATCTTTGCCATCTTATACAGTTAATGCGTTGAAATCCGACGGAGTCAAAAACGCCTTTGTTTCGTCCCAATCGAAAGATAATTGAAACGTCATTGTGTTTGAATCACGTGTTCCGAATCCGCTATTCGTTAGTGAACCAAGAACGACGTTTGTGCAATCGAATCCTTTGAATAAATCGCCTGTCTGAGAACCCCAAATTTTGCCCTCCTGAGATACCAAAAAGACTTCGAGTCCGTTTCCTTCACACGTTAATGTTCTGAACGCGGAAATTTGTGCGGCAGTCAGGGAGTCGAATCTGACAGATACGTCGGACGGATTGATTGCCGTGACGAACTGCTCACCGTTCAATGTCGAATTGTCTCCGCCGCCGAATGTGACCGGACTTCCGGCAGTTACAGTTGAATCGCCTCCGATTAATGGAGTCAAAACGACATGACTGTCATCGACTGCTGAAAACAAAATGTTCCATGTTGCGAGTTCCAACGGGTCTAAACCGACTAATGTTGCCGGAGTTGAATTTGCGTAAGCCGGTGCAAGTGTGTCAAGGACAACAACGCCTTTGCGTACAAACCAATATCTTTGAATCTGTCCGATGTTCTCAGGACATGATGATGACGGAATGTCTGTCAGCGATGTCGCCAACGGACAACAATCCAAAAGAAAAGAATTTAATAAGTTCATAATAGTACTATTTATATATATATAACAATTAATTAATTACAATTTAAAATGTGAAATTTTGATTCAGGACGACAATCGTTCCGGCGACATCATCGCGAATGTTCATGTCTACATTATACGTGAAACCTGACGGATCCGCGACGAAATCAAGCCACAAAAAAGAAAATACATTTTTATTACTCACACAACCGAGTTGATTCAGGACGTTGACCGACGAAATTAATGCCGGCGCGAGTCCGACCGGAGTCCATGCCGTTTCTATATCGAACACGTCACACGTCACGGTGTCATCAAATTCAATTCTTGCCTCTTTCTCAAAAGACAATGAACCGACACGGTCGTTGTATACTTGCGTCGTGTTCAGTAATGTCGGAACGTCTGCACCACAACAAGCCGACGACGGCAACGGTGAAATAAATTCACGGATGACGTTCATGACGGTGATTTCTGACGCAGAAAGTGACGTGTAATCAAGTTCAAGATTGTATAATTCCGTTAGGAAATCTCTGAACGCGTCGTCTGTGAACGGTTGTATTTGATTTAATTCGAGTTGAATCCGAACGTCAGGAATGTTGAACGGACTCACCTGAGAGATATATCGAAGTGAATTCAACAATTTACAACTGTTCTGTTGTAAACCTGAATTGAACTGTGATGTTGTTAATACGTACGCCATTTATGTGTATTCTGTGTTATAAGTATTTTTTCGAATTCCTTGTTCTGAATATCTAAGTGCATCAAAACAATGGTTGTGTTTGTCCAATGGTTTATTTACCGTCCGACCGTCTTTCTTGTTTATCTGCCAAATATACGAAATCTGTTCATGTTTCCATATTTTCGAATTAACCAAATGCAAAACACCATATGATTTTATCGAATTGATTCCGTGTCTGATGGAATCCGCTCCCTTTTTGCATGGTTTCGCGTTCCATTGCAAAACCTTCAATTCTTTTATACTTTTCGGTTCAGCGGAATCGCACATTATCAAATCACCGGTTCGTCTTCCTCTCCTGATTCCTAATCTTTCGAACTCCTGACTGATTTCTTGATTCGTCAGTCCGGTCTGATATAGTAACAATTCAGAATATAGTTTTCCTTGTGACAATACTGTTTTGACGATTGTCGTCGGATCCTGACTAAATCCAAAATCTACTCCGTACGAAACACGTTTGACGTTCTCCGTCGGTAATCGCGGAACCCATTGAACGCAATCGAACACGACATTTTCAAGAACTCCCGTTTTGCCTAATCCGTAAACTTTCCATTTGTTCGGATTGGTTTCCTTCAGTTGTTCAATCTTCCGGACGATGTCAGGACTGATGAACGGATTGTGTTTGTAGTTCGAAATGAACACGTCGACATCTTCACGTCCGATTAATTCATCATGAACCCAAAAGGAAAACGTCGGATTGTAATCGATGAAAATCTGTCTTTCCGTCCTGATTTGCAATTGGTCATAAATGCTGAAAGGGATTCCGTTTGCTTCGTTGACGAATAGATATGTCCTTTTACCTGACTTCGCGTCCTGTTCGTTCTCATATGACTTGAATTCAACGATTGAACCGTTAACAAATTTATACGATTTGTCTGTTCTGTTGACAGATTCGAGAAATTGCGAGAAAAACGGAGTTGTGTCGATTATCGTCTCAAAGTCGCGGATTGCTCCACTTTTTAAGTTTGGAACGTCCTGACCGACTACTGTCACAATCACATTGCTTTCTTGCAAACATTTCACGATTAACAATTGTAAGATTGAATAAGTCTTTCCGGACGATGTTCCTCCCTGATTTACAACAATCGGTTTTTTGCTTTCGTAATTCCATCGAAAGACGGACGACATTTCAAAATTGAACGTCATTCTTTTATGTCGTTCTCTGTCCGGATTGGTTCATCACTTCCTCCGGTCATGTTTATTTTTATTAGACTGCCTGTATTATGTTGTTTTATCTCTTTCTTGTCGGATTGGTCGAGTCTGTTCTTTCCGAGCCAAATCAACATCCCTCTGTCGCCGTTCATAGCAAGTTTATATTGCATCGCTTTCAATAGGTTGTTTCCTTTCTCTTTCTTTTGTTGCAAATAATCACTAAAATCACATTTTTTTTCTTCTTTGCACTTGTTGACTAATGTGTTGTAATGAATGCCAATCATCGCGGCAACCTGAATGCCGTTTGAACCTGACATCAGATAATTATCAATTTTGTCCCAATCAATAATTATTTTCTTTCTCCCTGATTTTGATTTCTTTTTATCTTTCATAAACGTCTCTATCTATGATTAAAAAAATACTTCTTCTGTTTTATATTCTTTTTTGTTGATTTTGACTTTTATGTTTGAATCAAATTTTCTCATTCTGTCTATTATTATTTGACAATAATAAGGATCAAATTCCATTAAAAAACAAGTAAGTTTCAATTGGTGTGATGCTATTAAAGACATACCACTACCACCGAAAAAATCTGCGACCGTTTCTATTTTTAAATTAAACTTATAATAAACCCAATTAAACAAATCAATCGGTTTCTGTGTCGGATGAACTCTGTTTGTCTTTTCGCTTGCTTTCGTAAATTGTCTAATTACACTTCTAAAATTTGTCCAAGCAACCTCGCAGTCCGTTTGGTCGCTTTGTCCGTTGTTTTTATCCCATACTAACCAACATTCACTATCAGGAAGTATTGAAGAGTAGTAATTCGCTCCCCACCAAACCTGAAAAGATTCTTTATATAAAGAAAAAATTAAATTGAATGATTTTTTTGCAGTTTCATTATTGTCGTCTCCAATAATATCTGAAGTATAATTTTTGCTTAACACTCCGCTTTTGCTGACGGCATTCATTCCATAGGGAGGATCAGTATGAATTAAGTCAGGTTTGATTCCTTTCATTAATTTTTCTACCGTATCAATACACGTTGAATCCCCACAAACAAGCCTGTGAACGCGTCCGTCTTGACAAACAAATTCTATCAAATCGCCATGAACAACATCGACTTGAATTTGTTCAGGTTCTTCGTAGTTGTCCTCCTGTGCTTCAATTTCCTGAAATTCAAATTCCGGAATGTCCATTCCCCAAGAATCTAATAAGTCCGCGTCCCAATCTGACGACAACAAGTCCCAATCCCACAAACCGAAGCCAACATTGTCTTTTATTATGAATTCCTTTTTTTCGTCGTCTGTCAGGTTTGTCGTCTGTTTTATCCACGTGTCCGGAATTGTTATGTATTTTAAGTGTTTTAATGCTTTATATCGCATATTCCCGCCTAAAATTATATTATTTTCATCGACGACAATCGGACGCAAAGGAAACATTTTTTCACCGAATTGTTTGATGCTCTCAACTAATTTATAAAATTTATCATCTTTGACAATTCGCGGATTGTCAGGATTCGGTTTAATTGATGATATTTTAATTTTATTAGTCATTTGTTGATGTCTGTCTGTCTTCCTTAAACTTGAATGTCTTTCTCAGGTCAACGATTTGATGTTGTAAATAAATCATGTTTGATACTTCAATCATGTGTCCTATCTCATATTTTAACGGAGGAACATAATTAAATGTTTTGCTTTCGAACGATAAAAATGATTCGATGCTATCAAAATACTGTTTTGTTGACGTCCATTCGTCGCGAATTAAGAACTCTATCATTCCGAGAGTCATGTCTCCGACGTCTGTCAGGATGTTCGTCTGTGTCTTGTTTGGTTTGCGGAACAGTCCGAGACGAAACAGACCTTTGACTCGTTTCGTCAATGTTACGACTTTTCTTCTGTTGTTGTTCCTATTACTTTCGCTGAACATTTATTGATTACAATTATTTCTCGCTTAAAATTACTAAAGACAAAGACGGCATCAAAACCGAATTGTCTGATTTGTTCCAATAGTGCGACCGTTGAAAATATGTCGCGTGATTCTTCGATGTTCGTGATTTTGTCCATCAATTCGAATCTGAACAGTCCGTCATCTGTTGAATGGTCAGGAAACCGTCCTGATTCGTCCGGTGTGTAGACGTGTTCGGTCTGCGACATCATCAACGGATCGTGAATCTTTATGTCAATAATTACTTTGTAAATCGTCGAATATCCTGATTCGTGTTTCTCTTTGTTTGCGGATTCGAATTCTTGAAACAAAACCATGTTTCGCGGAATTGCTATCGTGCAACCTTCAGGGAGTTCTTTATCAGATATTAAATAAAATAGCATTTTTTCACGGATTCGTTTCAAAAATAACAAAATTATTATTATTTTCCTAAAAATTTACTATTCAATAAAAAATTAAAACATGAAAAAGGGAATTGAGAATCTTAAAAAGGTTGTGTTGTGGCATACTGAATTGATTAATGAAATCGAGTCAGTCGTCGAACGTAAGAAAGGAAAAAAAATCACCGGTTGGATTGCGTTGCGGTTTTTGAACAACGTGTTTGAT